TTTTGATGTTAATATTTTAAACAAAGTTAAAAACTTTAGAACTCGTATTTGGCCTGATTATACATGGACAAATAGTTCTAAGATTAATCATATATATCCAGCTCCTTGGCCTAACTTAAAATGATGTAGCTAAGTAGTTCTAAAATCCTCAAGTTGAAAAACTTGGGGATTTTTTTATTTATTCATATAATAACAAAACATGGCAAAACAAGACAAATCACCAAAGGTCCATCAGAGAGACAAATTTAAAGAAGAACTTAAGATAAGAGATCTCAATTGGACAGAGAAACAAAAAGACTTTATTAAACTTGCTCTTGATAAAAATGTTAAAACTATACTTATTAGCGGCCCCGCTGGTACTTCTAAAACTTTGCTAAGCGTCTACTGCGCTCTGCACTTGATGCAAGACAAAAAGATCCCAGAAATTATATATATAAGATCTCCAGTAGAAAGCTCAGATAGTAAAATAGGATACTTGCCCGGAGATGTAGATGAGAAATTGCAGTTCTATAATCTTCCATTCTCTGATAAATTAGAAGAATTATTATCTAAACCCCAAATAGAATCTTTAAATAACCAAGAAAGAATAAAAATACACCCCCTTTCTTTTGTTAGAGGCATGAGCTGGAATTGCAAGGGTATTATTCTGGATGAGGCCCAGAATTGCACCACTAAAGAAATAGTAACTCTAATGACAAGAGTAGGAGAGTTCAGTAAGTGCTTTATCTTGGCAGATCCAGATCAGACAGATCTTCCACTTGGAAAGAGTGGCGGATTTGAAAAATTAAAAAATATATTTAATGACGAAGAAAGCAAACAAAATGGAATCTATAGCTTCGAATTCTCAGAAGAAGACATTAAGAGAAGTGACTTGGTAAAATTTATAGTAAAGAAACTAAAAAACCTTGCGCCAACCTTGCGAGTATAAATATTTAGTTAATACAGCAGAGAATTTACGAACATTTTTTTCTGTTTTTTCCCAAAAAAAAGGCAGAGCAAACTCTTCAATGGTAACCGACATTTCTCTTCTTGGCAGAAGGGAGGACTCTATAATTATTTTAGGAGATTTAAGGTCAGGAGAATCACAGAGTCCTTCCGCCTTGTGCCTTTGATCGATCTTCTGCCTATATACAATGTACTGCGCCCCTTTATCAGTTTTAAACTTGAAACATTTAATAGTTTTTCGGGACATATGAATTATAATTATTGATATGAAGATTTATTGTCAAAAATGTGGGTCAGGCACAGATTATTCATTCAATAAACCTAAATTTTGTTCAAGTTGTGGGGGCAGTTTTTCTAGTATTCATGTCGTAAATAAAATTGCAAAACCTGTTAATTATAATAAGATTACACTTAATCAAGAAGAGGAGGAGTCTGTAGATAGAGTGCCAAACATATCAAAACTAGAAGTTGATATAGACACTAGACCAAATAAAGGAACGCCAATCCAAAACTTGGCAGGAACAAGAGGAGACAACCAAATGGATCAAAACAAGGAACAGTTAACTTTTAATAAACAAGAGATGCTAGAATCTTTCAGAAAAGAAGCTGGATTTTATCCATCCAGAAATACAATTAATGAAGAAGAGGAATAAAGAAAAATTCGAAAACTTCATTCACTTGATCAATGCTGAAATTAGCAAAAGAAAAAACAAGTGGACTCTTTCTGCTCTTAATTGGATTGATTTTGAGGATGTTTCTCAAATCATTAGATTTCATATATTTAAAAAATGGGGTTTATACGATAGCAAAAAACCAATATTGCCTTGGATAAATCGTATTATATCAAATCAAATAAAGAACTTGATCAGAAATAACTACGGTAATTACGCTAGACCTTGTCTAAAATGCGCTGCTTCTTTAGGAGACAATGGTTGTCGTATCTATGGAACTCAAGACGTAGGCTGTCCTATGTTCAAGAACTGGTATAAAACAAAAAAGAATGCTTACAACCTTAAGATGGCAGTTTCAATAGAAGATCATTCTTTCGAAATAAATAATCAATCTCACAACGAAATAAACATAGAAACGGCAGCTAAAAATTTACACGTCAAAATGAAGCAAATACTGCGCCCCATAGAATGGAAAGTGTATGAATTATTATATATCAACCATAAAACAGAAGAGCAAGTATGCAAGCTTTTGAATTTTAAATATGATAAAAAAAGTAAAACAGCTTACAATAAACAGCTTCGGAACATTCAAAAATCTATAATAAAAAAAGCTAGAAACTGCCTTGGTAATGGAGATATAGACTTATGAAAGAAATAGATTTAAATGATGAGCAAAAACTTCTTATCATCACGACTTGGAACGAAAACAAAGACAATCCCCCTAGTCTCCAAGATCTAACTCAAAAAGTATTTCCAGAAATTCCAAATATTGATGGCAGAAGCGTGTACGGAAAGGCTGTAAAAAAATTCTTAGCTTCGAGAGATTTAAAAGTAAAAACAAAAAGTGAATATACCCCAAAAGACAGAATAGAATTCTCTCAAGAACAAAAAGATTTTATTGTTAATAGCGCTTCTAAAATGAGCTTTGTAGAAATCGCAAAGCATCTTTTTAATAATTATTCTCTCACTAATCTTTCTATTGAAGCTAGAAGCGTAGAGGATTATTTAAATACTCTGCCTGTTCAAATCAGAAACATCGAAAAAGAAGAAGATGAAAATACTCAAACAACAGAAGGATATAAACCACCCAAGAATATAGAAAGAGCTTTAGTTAGAGTAAATAAATATGTCCTAGACGGAATTAACAAAGACAAAATAACAACAAAACAAAAAAAAGAAATGACTTCTCTCATTTCTTATTTGCATACTTATAGATTCTTGCATCAAATAGATACTTATACTGATTTGATAGATAGAGAATTATTCGAGAGTAGTTTTATTAGATATACCTATGATAAATCAGATCTAACTCAAGAAGAAGTTGATCAATATATTGTTTTAGCCACAGAAGTTGTTATCTCTTCAAATATCCAAGAAACAATTCAAACTCTCCAGCAGCAAATAGATATAGAAATTGATTCTGGGCAAAAGATTCCAATGACTCTTGTTGAAGCAGTTACTTCCGCAAGAACAGAGTATAATCAATGCGTAACAAGACAACAAAAGCTACTTAATGATTTAAAAGTAAAGCGCAGTGAAAGGCTTTCTAATCAAGTAAAAGAAAATGCTTCTATATTAAACTTAGTTCAAATGTGGAAAGACGAAGAGACTAGAAAAGAAATGATTAAAATGGCAGACATGAGAAGAGAAGTTCTTAAATCTGAAATTGGAAGACTTTCTTCCATGGATGATGTTAAAGCTAGAATATTTGGTTTAACAGAGGAGGAAGTTTTAGATGGTTAAGTGTAAAATTTGCAATGTAGATTTCGAAACGGAAAAATATTTTCATACTCATCTTAAGAGTCACAAACTCAGAATGGTGGAGTATTATCAAAAATATGAGCCTCGTTATGATTTATTGACTGGAGAAATAATTAATTTTAAAAACAAAGATTATTATTTCTCAAATGATTTCAATAATAAAAATTCCATGAAAAAATGGCTGGGTCAGCAAGCAGAAGAAGCTCAAAAGCAATATTTAAAAAAATTTCTTACTCAGAGAAAAGAAAAGCACAATTTGATTTATGCGCCTACTGAAGTTGAGCTTCGCTCTATTACTAGCCCTCCCGTTCCTTATTATCATAAGCTTTTTTCTGATTATTATAAACTTTGCTGTGATATTGGCCTTAAAAATAAATACCAATACCCAGAAAAAAAATTAACATTTGAAATAAAAGAAGGATTTAAAATATTTATAGATAGCAGAGAGCAAATGCCTCTGGTAATTGATTACCCTACAGAAACTAAAGGTTTGAAATTTGGAGATTATGCTATAAACGATCCAGAGAATAAATGTTATATAGAAAGAAAATCTATATCTGATTTTATTGGGACAATGAGCGGCGGATACGAAAGATTCTGTAGAGAAATAGAAAGATCAATAGCAGCAGAAGCTAATCTAATTGTATTAATAGAGAGACCATTGCAAGAATGCTTAAGTTTTCAATATCTTAGTTATGTATCCAAAAAAATAAAAGTGACTCCTGAATTTATTTTTTTTAACGTCAGAGAGCTAATACAAAAATATACTAATGTTCAATTTCTATTTGTTGATGGTAGGCAAGAGTGCGTTGAAGTAATGAAAAAAATATTCTTTAGCAATGGAGAATTTAGAAAGTATGATTTACAATTAATGTATGATTTAAAATTACTCTAATATGTGGCACGAAGGAATTAAATACAAAAAACAGACTGAAAATTACAACGAAATATTTAAGTCTTTAAGTGAAGAACTTGATGATAAAGAAGCTAAAATTTCTTTGGCTAAGTTTTTAAGGCAGAATCTTTATTTAACTACTTATTTATTGACTGCAATTAAACTTGCGCCTTATCAAGAAATAACTCTTAAAGGGATGTTTAACAGAAACTTCTCTATGTGCGTATGGGGTCGTGGTTGCGCGAAATCTTTTATAGCTAGTGTATATTGTGTTCTTCAATGCATATTTGAGCCAAATACCAAAATACTTATTGCTGGTCCTACATTTCGTACAGCTAGAGCTATTTTTAGTAATATTGAAAAAATAGTAGATAGTAAAGGCGCAGAGCTATTGATGCAAGCTTTCGGAACAAAAAGCAAACGCAATGATTTGTATGAGTGGGAAATAAATGGTGGTTCAATAAGAGCCATTCCTTTAAGCGGAGAAAAAATCCGTGGTTTCCGCGCAAATATTCTTGTGCTCGACGAGTTTCTTCTTTTGCCAGAAGAGATAATTAAAAATGTTTTAATGCCATTCCTAGTAGCTCCTCAAGACATGAAAAGGCGTATAGATATTCGAGAAATGGAAGACTTATTAATTAAAGAAGGCAAAATGAAAGAAGAAGAAAGAATGGTTTTTACCAACAACTCGAAAATGAAAA